ATCTCAAAGCCCGTTGCGGGAACGGTGCGCGTGGCGCTTGCCGGCGCGGAGACGGAAGAGGGCGAAGACTTCACCGTGGATCACGCATCAGGCATCGTCATCTTCGCCGTTGCGCCGGGCGAAGGCGTGGCGGTGACCGCGGGATATGAGTTCGACGTGCCGGTGCGTTTCGATACGGATTTTCTCGATATCGGCTTCGGGGCTTTCGAGGCGGGAAGCGTGCCCGACATTCCGGTGATCGAAATCAGGATCTGATCCATGAAAAATCTGTCTCCCGAATTCGCCGCGTATGTCGCGAGCGGAACGACGACGCTTGTCTGGTGCTGGAAGCTGACGCGGCGCGACGGCGCAACGCTCGGCTTCACGGAGCATGATCGCGATCTCACCTTTGGCGGCGTGACCTACGAGGCGGCGGGCGGCTTCACAGCATCGGCGCTTGAAAGCACGGGCGGGCTGAACGTCGACAATCTCGATGTGACGGGTGCGCTTTCCTCCGCGCGGCTCGATGAGGGCGATCTCGCCGCCGGGCTCTACGACAATGCGGAAATCGAGATCTGGCGCGTGAACTGGCAGGATGTGTCGGGGCGCGTGCTGATGCGGAAGGGAAATCTGGGCGAGGTCTCGCGGAGCGGCGCGGGTTTCACGGCGGAGCTGCGGGGGCTCGCGCACAGACTGAACCAGCCGGTGGGGCGGCTTTATCAATATGGCTGCGATGCCGACTTCTGCGATGCGCGATGCGGGCTCGACGCATCGGACTGGACGGCGGAAGGTACGGTCGCGAGCGTGAGCGGCAATCGCGAGATCGAAGCGGTGGGGCTCGGCGCATACGCCGCAGGATACTTCACGCGCGGAAAACTAGCCTTCACGAGCGGCGCGAACGAAGGCGCGGCGATGGAAGTGAAAGCGCATGAGGCGGGAAAGCTCGAACTCTGGCGGGCACTGCCGCGCAGCATCGCGGCCGGTGACAGCTTCACCGTGACGGAGGGATGCGACAAGCAATTCGCGACCTGCCGCGACCGCTTCGGCAATCACGAGAATTTTCGCGGCTTCCCGCATATGCCGGGAAGCGACTTCGTGCTCGCGCGGGCGGGAGATTGAATTGACCACAGGCGAGGAGATTGTCGCCGCGGCGCGCGGCTGGATCGGCACGCCCTATCGCCACCAGGCGAGCGTGAAGGGCGCGGGCTGCGACTGCCTGGGGCTTGTGCGCGGCGTCTGGCGAGAGGTGATCGGCGCGGAACCGGAAACCCCGCCTGCCTATACGCCCGACTGGGCGGAGCTGCCGGCTGGCGCAGCGGAAGAAGCGATGGCGGAAGCGGCGCGACGGCACATGAAAGAAGTGAACGTGGACGAGGCGCGCGCGGGCGACGTTCTGCTTTTCCGAATGCGCGCGCATGGACCGGCGAAACATGCCGCGATCCTGAGCGGGGAGAACCGCATGATCCATGCATGGTCGGGCCGTGCGGTGGTGGAAACGGCGATGGGACGCTGGTGGCGCGCGCGTGCGGCGCATGCGTTCCGCTTTCCGGGGGTGGAGGACTGAGATGGCGACGCTAGCCCTTTCGAGTGTGGGTTCCGCGCTCGGCAATACGCTGATGCCGTCGGGCCTCTCGCTTTTCGGCGCGACGATTTCAGGCGCGGCGATCGGCAGCGCTGTCGGCACGCTGGCCGGCTCCTATATCGATGCGCGGCTTTTCGGCTCCTCCGCGAGCGCGGAAGGACCGCGGCTCGGCGATCTCCATGTGATGGCTTCGACGGAAGGCGCACCGATACCGCGCGTCTATGGCCGCGCGCGGCTCGGCGGGCAGGTGATCTGGGCGACGGACTATGTCGAGCACCGGCAGACGCGCTCGGCGGGCGGCGGCAAGGGTGGCGGCTCGTCGGCGAGCGTGACGGAATACAGCTACACGGTCTCCTTCGCGGTCGCGCTCTGCGAAGGCGAGGTGACGCGGGTGGGACGCGTCTGGGCGGACGGGAAGCCGCTCTCGCTTGCGAATGTGACGTGGCGGCTTCATCGCGGCGGCGAGACGCAAGCGCCCGATCCGCTGATCGAGGCGATGACGGGCGAAGCGCCCGCCTATCGCGGCACGGCCTATATCGTCTTCGAGGATTTCGACGTCTCGCCCTTCGGCAATCGCATTCCGCAACTGAGTTTCGAAATCTTCCGCACACTCGACGATGTGGAAGGGCTGGTGCGCGCGGTGACGGTGATACCCGGCGCGGGCGAATTCGCCTATGACACGGTGGCGCAGCGCGAAATCCGGAGCGAAACATCGAGCCGCGCGATCAACGCGCATACGATGGAGGGCCGCGCGGATTTTTCCGTGGCGATGGACGAGCTCGAGGCGGCGCTGCCCAATGCGCGCGCGGTCTCGCTCGTCGTCTCCTGGTTCGGCGACGATCTGCGCTGCGGCGAATGCAGTGTGAAGCCGAAGGTCGATACGGCATCGAAGCTCACCTCGCCCGACGCATGGAGCGTGGCCGGGCTGACGCGCGCCGCGGCCGAGACGGTGAGCATGATGGAGGGAAAGCCTGCCTATGGCGGCACGCCATCCGACGCCAGCGTCATGCGCGCGATAGCGGATCTGAAGGCGCGCGGGCTCGCCGTCACCTTCTATCCCTTCGTGATGATGGACATGCCCGGATATCCCTGGCGCGGGCGCATCGCGCCGGAGGGTGACGTGGCGGAGGAGGTGGCGGAGTTCTTCGGCAGTGAGGCGCCGGGCGCGAGCGAATGGAGCTACCGCCGCATGGTGCTGCATTATGCGCGGCTCTGCGCGGCGGCGGGCGGCGTCGAGGCCTTTCTCATCGGATCGGAACTGCGCGGGCTGACGCAGGCACGCGACGGCGCGAGCTATCCGGCCGTTGCGGCCTTGCGCGCACTGGCCGCCGATGTGCGCGCCATATTGGGGCCGGAGACGAAAATCTCCTATGCCGCCGACTGGTCGGAATATCGCGGACACGATCTAGGCGGCGGCGATTTCCGCTTTCACCTCGATCCGCTCTGGGCGGATGCGAATATCGACTTCATCGGCATCGACATGTATGCGTCGCTGACGGACTGGCGCGACGGCGCTACGCATCTCGATGCGGAGGAATGGGGCTCGATCTACGACCTCGATTATCTCCGCAGCCGCATCGCGGGCGGCGAGGGTTACGACTGGTACTATGCGAGCGAGGAAGACCGCGCCGCGCAGAACCGCACGCCGATCACGGATGGCGCTTACGGCAAGCCATGGGTGTGGCGCGCGAAGGACCTGAAGCGCTGGTGGTCGAACGCGCATTACGACCGGCCGGGCGGCGTGGAGGCGGCGGCGCCGACTTCATGGGTGCCGAAATCGAAGCCGATCTGGTTCACGGAGCTTGGATGCCCCGCCATCGACAAGGGGACGAACGAGCCCAATGTCTTCGTCGATCCGAAATCCTCGGAAAGCACATGGCCGAACTTCTCGCGCGGCACGCGGGACGATTTCATCCAGCGCCGTTTCATCGAGGCGGAAATGTCCTATTGGGATGAGACGCATCCCGATCACACGGAGGGAACGAACCCCGTTTCAACCGTTTATGGCGGGCGCATGGTCGATGCTTCGCGCATCTTCTTCTGGACCTGGGATGCGCGGCCTTTCCCTGCCTTTCCGGACAGGCGCGACATCTGGTCGGACGCGGAGAACTGGCGGCTCGGCCACTGGCTCAACGGGCGCATGGGCGCGGCCCCTCTGCCTGCGCTGATGCGTGCGATCCTCCGCGATGTGGGCTTCGCCGATTTCGACGCGGAAACCCTCACGCGCGTGGTGGAAGGCTTCGTCATCGACCGCATCATGAGTCCGCGCGCGGCCATCGAGCCGCTGATGCTTGCCTGCTTCTTCGATGCGGTGGAAACGGAAGGGACGATCCGCTTTCGCCACTTCACGGACGAGCCTTGCGCGACATTGGCGGCGGGCAATCTCGCCGTGGCGGAAGAAAGCGCGTCGCCCGGATGGAAGCTCACGCGCGGACAGGAAACGGAACTGCCTCTGTCCGCGAAGCTCACCTATATCGACGGCAATGGCGAGTACCGCCAGGCGGCGGTGGAGGCGCGAAGGCTCGCGGGCGGTAGCGAACGTGTCGCGACCACCGCGCTGCCGATGGTGCTGACGCAGGCGGAAGCGCAGATCGTCGCCGATGTCTGGCTGCAGAAGGTCTGGAGCGAGCGCGAGCGCGCGGAACTGACGCTGCCGCCAAGCCTGATCGCGCTCGATCCGGGCGACCATGTGACGCTCGACCTCGGTACGCGCGAAGCGGTCTACCGGCTGACGGGCGTGACCGATGCGGGCGCGCGCGAGGCAAGCGCCGTTGCAAGCGAACGGAGCCTTTTCGGCGCTTATGCGCCCGGTGTGGAACGCGAACCCGCGCCGCAGGAGATCGTGAGTTGGGGAAAGCCGCTCGCCGTCTTCATGGATCTGCCGCTGCTGACGGGCGAGGAGACGCCGCATGCGCCGCGCATCGCCGCCGCGGCCGATCCCTGGGGCGGCGTCGCGGTCTACAAGGATGTGGGGGCGGGGCTCGTGCTCGACCGCGTGCTTCGCGACGAGGCGACGCTTGGGCGGACGTTGACGCCGCTGATGCCCGGCCCTGCGTCGCGCTGGGACGAGGCGAACCGGCTCTCGGTCGTGCTGTCGAGCGGGACGCTTTCAAGCGTCGAAGCCGCCGCCGTTCTTTCGGGCGCCAATCGAGCAGCGCTCGAAACGCCGGAAGGCGACTGGGAAGTAATCCAGTTCCGGGAGGCGGAGCTCATCGCGCCCGGTACTTACGAACTGCGCGGATTGCTTCGCGGACAGGCGGGAACGGAAGCCGCCATGCGGAGCCCGCTCGAGGCGGGCGCGCGTTTCGTGCTGCTCGATGGAAGCGTGACGGAGCTTGGCGTCGGCGAAGCGGAACGCGGGCTGGAACGTCTCTGGGTGTTCGGCCCCGCCGCTCTGCCTTACGACGATCCGGCTTATACGAGTGTGACGCGCGCCTTTGACGGTGTGGGCCTTCGGCCCTTGAGCCCCGCGCATTTGAAGGCGCGGCGCGACGCGACGGGCGCGATCCATCTTTCATGGATACGCCGCACGAGGCTCGGCGGCGACAGCTGGGCGGGGCTCGACGTGCCACTTGGCGAGGAAATCGAAGCCTATGAAGTGGAAATCCGCGAAGGCGATGCCGTGAAACGCGTCATCGCCGCTTCTTCGGCGCAAGCGATCTACGCGCCCGCCGAACAGGCAGCGGATTTCAGCGGCACGGATTTCAGCACGCTCGACATCACCGTCTATCAACTCAGCCG